GGGAAAAACATTATGACCTTAAAATCATCTCATGGAACGGCACGTTTGAGTTTCGGCTCTCATGGCTTCTTTGATGAGTACGTTGACCATTTCATGGAAATTAAAAAGAACTCTACGGGAGGGTTGAGACAGATCGCCAAGCTTCACCTCAACAGCCTCTACGGAAAGTTTGCGACAAACCCTGACATCACAGGCAAGCACCCGGTCATGGAGGACAACCGGGTGAGCCTGAAGATGAATGAGATGGAGGTGAGGGACCCTGTGTACACGCCTATGGGCGTCTTTATTACAGCGTACGCGAGACTGAAGACGATCTCAGCGGCCCAGAGCGTGTACCCTCACTTTGCTTACGCGGACACGGACTCGCTGCACCTGGTTGGTCCAACCACTCCCCCGGACGGGCTCTGGGTGGATCCTGTGGAACTGGGGGCGTGGAAGCATGAGGGCAATTTTACTCGGAGCGTGTACGTGCGGGCTAAGCAGTATGCGGAGGAGATTAATGGTGAGATGGACGTCCATATTGCGGGTCTACCTCGCAACGTTGCCGCTAACCTCACGTTTGATGATATGTTGAGTGGTGGTCAGTGGGATGGTAAACTTATTCCTGTAAGAGTTCCGGGAGGAACGGTTCTAAGAAACACAACATTCACATTGAAGCCATACGAAAGGGTTGGTTAAGATGGCTCGACCTGTTAGCACCAAGGCAACATTCAAGTATCGTATCGACAAGGTTGTTGCCAAGGATATCGAGGAACTGCACTGGACGCTGCGACGCAGCACGTCAGATCTGGTGCAGGACGCGATTATTGATTATATCGCCGCACATTCTCCCAAGCCAGAGAAGTGACTAGTGGCCCACGAACGGGATGCAACCTAATGAACTGGGCTGTTCGTGGAACGGGTAGCGGCTCCCGCTAGCACTACCTGGACATTGGGTAACATGATAGGCTGGAAGCGTAATGCTTCCAGCCTATCTTTATTGGAGGAGTAATGCGCGGTTCAGAATCAAGCTTCACGGAGAGCAACCAGAAGAAGCCTGACTATAATGTGACTTTTGGCGACAAGGTTGGTCGCACCTTCCGTGACATGAAGGACGGTATTGTTAGCCTCTTCGAGCCTGACACTCCTGAGGAGAAGGAGAAGAAGGCTGAGGAGGCGAAGGGGCTCGAGGCCGCGAAGAAGCGTGAGAAGGAGCGTCACGAGCGCAACAAGATGTCCCCTGCGGAGCAGGAGGCGGCTCGCAAGGCGGACCTTGATCCTGCTACCCAGGCGAAGGACGTCCAGGAGCACAACAAGGCTGTCGAGGGCATGACGGACGAGCAGAAGAAGGCTCTGGACCTGCCTGAGCACGCTGGCGAGCAGCATGCGTACGACCCCGGGGACACTAACGGTGACGGCGTCGAGGTGTCCAAGGAGAAGGACAACCTGACAGACACTGACAACCTTAAGCAGTTCGGTATGGCTGCCGAGGCGGGTCAGGGCAAGGACTACTACAAGGACACCAAGGCCGCGTGGGACCATCTCACGTCAGTGTTTGGGGACAAGGTGTCTGCGCTTCAGAACGAGATTGAGGGTCGTCTGACCGAGATGGCGACTCCTACTGACCGTGAGACGGGGAACCCGTTTGCTGGCGACGATGTTCCAGCGTCAAAGGAGATGGACTACGGTGACTTCAAGGGCGCAATTCAGAAGGACGTGGATGATGCTAAGGCCGTGATGGGTGGTGTTGGGGATATTGGTCTTGAGGGGCTGAAGACTGCTGGGGCCGCCGTGAAGGATACTGGCGGGCTCCTGGCTGACAAGATGGGTTACAATAGTAAGGATCTAGATGACGCTAAGCAGACCCTGAAGGATGTTGGATCTCTTGGCAAGTCACTTTCGGGGCTAGGAGGACTTTTCGCTACAGACAACTCAAAGGGCGACAGCAAGGTTCCTGACGGGAACTGGAAGCCTAAGTCAATTAACGACCTCTTTAAGTAAGGAAACACATTATGCCTAATCTTCGCGATGGCCTCAATAACGTTGACATTGCCAACGCCATTCGATCAGACGCTCGCCGCGAGTACCAGGAGATGGTGCCAGAGGCAACCAAGGCCAACATCCACAACACACTGTCCAACATCATGTCGGACAACATCACCCGCAACCTCTTCATGGACTCGCTCGTCAACCGTATCGGGTCCACGATCGTGCGTGACATGGTCTGGAAGAACCCTCTTGCGGTGTTCAAGCAGGGGTTCATGGACTTTGCCGACACGATCGAGGAGGTTCACCTCGACATGGTGAAGCCTACTCTCTACGACCCCAACCGGGACTCGCTTGAGAAGGACATCTTCGGTCAGGCTCGAGCCCGTTCCTACTCTGCCTTCCACACCACGAACAGGCGCGAGAAGTTCAAGATCTCCATCAACGAGATCGAGCTGCGCAGGGCCTTCCTTAACGAGCAGGGCCTGTCGAACCTTGTGTCCGGGATGATGGCGGCTGTCTCCACCTCTGACGAGTGGTCAGAGTTCCTGGAGATGTGCTCCCTGATCCGCGAGTACGAGAACACGCACGGGTTCTTCCATGTGCAGATCCCCGACCTGAACGTGCTGGTCTCCAGCAAGGATCAGACTGACAGCGCGATCAAGGCTCTTCAGGTTGCGGCCAACAAGATGATGTACCCGACGCGGGCGTACAACAGTCAGGGTGTGCCGTCGTTCGCCAAGCCGGAGAACCTGGTTATCATTGCGACTCCGGAGTTCCAGGCGAACATTAACGTCACCTCTCTGGCGGCGGCCTTCAACCAGGAGCGTGCGGGCATGCCGTCGCACGTGATCACGGTCCCGAACGAGAGCCTTCAGCTAGACGGCATCTCTGCGATCCTGACGACGAAGGAGTTCTTCCTCATCAAGGACGTGTTCGTGGAGAACCGCTCTATGGAGAACCCTGACGGCCTGTACAACAACTACTGGCTGCACCACCACTCGATCCTGAGCCTGTCCCCGTTCACTCCTGCGATCGCTTTTGGCACCAAGCCTGAGACGAAGATCGTGGTTCAGACGGCTAAGAACGCGGAGATCCAGGGCATCAAGGTTGGCACGCAGGACGGTAAGCACAACGTGACGCCGAAGCCTGGCGAACTGCGCTCCCTGGATATTGACTGGAAGACCCCGCTTGCTGATGGCATTCACCCGGCTATCGGCTGGTCGATCAGTGGGCAGAAGTCTAAGAAGACCCGAGTCTTCAACAACACCTTGGTTATTGGTGATGATGAGTTGAAGGGTACTGAGATCACGGTGAAGGTTACTGTCGACAATCCTGGCGCTGACGGCAACAAGCCGCTGACGGCCTCGACCACTGTCACGGTGTCCTGATACACTGGACCATAACCGCCCCACTATCCCAAATGGGATGGTGGGGCTTTATGGTTGAGAGGAGAAAGTGTTGAGTCAGATTAATGAGATGCCTCCTGAGACCGGGGCAGGGCTTTCGTTTGACTACTCGGTGTGGTCTGCGGGGTCTGTTCTTAGGATGGTTAACGTTCCGTTCGACAACACCTATCGTGACATTATTGACTGGACTCGTTACGGGTCGCCTAAAGACTATGTGGAGTCGTTTGAGCACTCTCAGTCGGTGCGTCTAGATTCAATGACATACTTGGCTCAGGGGCGACCGATTAGGGTTCCAACGCCTTTTTCGCGTGCTGTGCAGTTCAACTATGTGATGGTGACGAATCCTGGGCGACCGTCGTCGGCGTTTACGGCCGACTATCAGCCAACCGTCTTTTTCTATTTCATTACAGATGTGCAGTACCTTAATCCCGGCACTACGCAACTTGTGCTGCAACTTGATGTGTGGACCACTTATTATGACCGGGTTGAGTTTGGTCGAGGTTTTCTCGAGCGGGGCCATATGGGCATTGCTGCTACTGATTCCTTCGATGATCACGGTCGCACTTGGTTGACTGTTCCTGAGGGACTTGATCTTGGTGGTGAGCATATGGTTGCTCGTAACTATCGCAAGGTTCTGGGGGACATTCAGAACAAAAAGTATGACGTGATTATCACGTCTACTATTAAACTTGACGCCCCCTACGGGTCGCGTACATCGCCCTCGATGATTATGGCTGACGGTTCTGACATGGAGGGGCTTCCCAACTCCGTAGACATCTGGTGGGCTGATGCCTCTGGCTTCGCTGCTGGGATGAAGTATCTTGCTGACTACCCCTGGATTGCTCAGGGGATTGGTTCCGTGACCCTGGTCCCGAAGGGGATGCTTAAGGGGGACGGTGCTCGCAAGGTGCAGCTGGGTAGCGTGTCCTGGTGGGCGCTGACAAACCCTGGCGTTGAGAACAAGCGGGGGTACTGGATCACACATGAGAATTTCCGTGAGAATCTCATGCGGCTGGTGCTGCCAGAGTACTCCGAGTTGAAAAAGTTTTGCACTGCACCGTATACAATCCTACAGTTTACTACTTACACGGGTAACCCAATTGAAGTTCGCCCAGAGTCATTAGCTAGTGACGACATCGGGTTTACCGCGTGGGTGCATCTTGCGCCGCCTATGCCCCAGATCCTCTTTTCTCCAAACTGGTTGAACAGGCATCCGCAAGCCGATGTAATTGATGTGGATGCTGCTACCTGGACTAAGCAGACGGGTGAGGAACTGGATGTTGCGACAGGCTACCAGAGCCTACCGACGTTTGCGGTCCTCAATAATTCTGCGCTTAACAACCTGGCCTCGAATGCTCACACGATTGCGCAGCAGTACAACGGTGCCAGGTGGGCTCAGCAGCGTGCGCAGCGGGCAGCAACGGCTAGTCGGGATATTGCTAACGCGGGGATTGCGGCAACTCAGGCGGGCGCCGAGAACTCGATGTGGGGCAACAGCGCAAACGCGGACTCGCAGTCCCGTTACAACAACATGCGTGCCACGGTGTCCGCCGTGCAGGGTGGGATGACCGCCCTGGGTGGTGTGATGGGCATGAACGCCCAGGCTGTCGGGCAGGGGCTCGGACAGGCGGCCACCTCTCAGGTGAACGCCATGATCAGCAACAGTCAGGCTCAGTCGCAGGCACACATTCAGAACCAGCTGGTGTCGGGGCAGTCGCAGATCAGTCAGCAGCAGCAACGTGCTGTGCGGGACACGAACTATGAACTGGCACAGTTCTCTGCTAACGGTGACTACGAGAACGCGATTGCGTCTGTCAACGCTCAGGTTCAGGACATGCAGGTAATTCCGCCGTCAGTTGTGGGGCAGACCGCGGGGACTGTTACCCCTATGGTTGCCTATCAGATGTCACTGGACTGTCGCGTTCGCATGCTGTCGTTTAACTCGATGCGGCGTATCGGGGATTTCTGGCTTCGTTATGGCTACAATATGAACGTCTGGGTAAGTATGTCTAAACTCTCCTTGATGTCGCACTTTACGTACTGGAAGATGTCTGAGTGCTATCTGGTGCGCGCAAACATGCCTGAAGCCTTTAAGGGTACAATTAGGGGTATCTTCGAGAAGGGGGTTACCGTGTGGAAGCAGCCATTCAATATCGGTAGGACGAGTGTCAGGGAGAACCGGATCGACACGAGCGTAAAGGTGAAGTTAAGTGAGTAAAAACAATGATTTTGTCTCTCGCGAGTTCTACAGGAAACCGGGGGAACTGACTTCAAGCAGTTCCGAGAACCGGCAGATGGTTCTGCAAAACATGTACTTCCGTCAACTAATGGGGAAATGCATGTCGCGATTTACGTGGGAGGGGCTGCCGAACGACATTGACCCCCGATTTATTGAGAAAACCATTTTCAGTAACGGCTTCAGCGTCTTCTACTTCGACACCCTCCTGGAACTGTTTATGTCCATGCCCGCCACACCAACGGGCATGCTCGACATCCAGGACAACCCCGTTAAGTACGTTGTCACACGCAACGGCGTCTACTCCCGAGAGGTGGACGCCAGCGACTGCGTAACCATCTGGGGCAACCAGACCCGCATCAGCGACCTCGACGTCGTCCGCATCTACTCCGAGCGACTCGCTCTCGTAGACAGGACCATCGAGATCGACCTGCTCAACGAGCGCAACCCCATGATCGTCGCGTGCAGCAACGACCAGAGGCAGACCATCACCAACGTCATCTCCAAGATCTACGACGGCGAGCCCGTCGTGTGGGGAACCGAGAGCATCGCCATGGACAACCTCGCTAGCACGATCGGAGTTTTCCCGCTCAACCAGAACGCCGGTGCGGGTGCGGTCTCGTCGATCAAGCACATGGAGTCCAAGGCAAAGATCTGGGGCGAGGCGCTCACGATGCTCGGAATCATGAACGTCAACAGCGAGAAGCGCGAGCGTATGGTCGTCGAGGAGGCCTCGGCCAACAGCGGGCAGGTGCTCGCTTCCAGGGAGCAGTTCATGAAGCCTCGCGAACTCGCGTGCGAGCAGATCAACGCCAAGTTCGGGCTCAACGTCTCCTGCACCTGGGCCGTGGACGACAACGCGACCCCGGACCTGAATGACGCGCTTGCTATGCAGAACATGACACAGCTAGGAGGGGACGATGCCGACGCACACGCTCAGGCTTAAGGATGTCGACCGGATCACCGGAGGGCACTGGGGGCTCGACAGGTACGAGATCTTCGACGAGTCGTACCGGGAGAAACTGAACTCGCGCATTAAACGAGAGTTCTGGCTGAACGAGATCGGGCACGAGACGATCGATATCTTCATCTGGCGCCTTGAACTCAAGATGGACCTCATTATGCCCCGGTACAACCGCATGTACCTGGCTGAACTGCAGAACACGGACCCGCTCGACGGCGGCACAGCATCTAGCAGGACACGGCAGTGGGGCGACTCCAGCAACGACGGCACCAACACAAGTTCCAGCAACGGGACAGGGTCTGGCACCAGCAAGGGGAGGACTGTCGCATCGGACACTCCTCAGACGCGACTGGCAGGTAATGCCGACTACGCGTCATCCCTGTCGGACGCGACCAGCGAGAACAGCAACAAGTCAGCGTCTACGTCCGCGGGCTCCACCAACTCTCGTAGCCACTACGACAACAACCAGAGCAGCGACTCCCAGCAGCGTGGGGGCAAGGCTCAGATGATTGCCCAGTACCGGGGTACACTTGTTAACGTAGACAATTTTGTCATTGAGGAGTTGCGGGATCTCTTCCTTGGCGTGTGGGATGTTGATCGGCCGCTCACACACTCACCACTTTATGGAGGTTACTATGCCTAATATTAACGACATCATCAACTCTATTGACCGTGCGATGTGGCGGATCCAGGACTCGCGCGTCAATAACGTTACGCCCTTCACCTACCGCGACGGACTCACGTACCTGGAGGTGCTGGAGCGGATCCGCGGTGCCGTCTCTGAGACGATCGACTATGTTGGTGTGTTCGGCGAGGAGCAGAAGAAGATCATCGCCAGCATGAACGAGAAAGTTACAACGTTCATTGCAGAGATGGAAAAGACTCATGATGGCTGGAACAAGGATATTGAGGCGAAGCGTAAAGACACGCTCGATACGATCGAGGCGTTTAAGAGCCGCCTCATCGCGGTTGCCCTAACACCTTCCAGGTCGTCTCGTTACAACCTTGACAACGCCTTTGTTGCCGCCCAGATGATGGACGGCAGGACACAGTACATGGCCACCATCAACCTGACCGAGAAGATGGAGGAGCGGATCGACGCTGCCAACAAGAAGGTTGACGACCAGATCGCGGCGCTCCCCAGCACCTACTACAACAAGACGTACCTGGACGCCGAGTTCCAGCGGGTCACGCAATATGATCAGGCCGTTATCAT